TGGTCTATGTTTCTTTTATTTAATACTGTTTTCATTTTATCCTCCTATTATAGAGCACAAGCTCCGCTTTCACAACCGGATTCTTGTACTACTGGTTGTTTTATTTCCGTCTTCTTTTCATCCATGGCGGTTTGTTTATCACCGTCATCAGTATTAGCATAATACAGATTCTTTAGACCATACTTGTAAGCCAATAACATGTCCTTGATTACTTCTTGAACAGGAACTTTATTCTTTTCATAACGGGATGGAATATAATAAGTATTTGTACTAATACTCATATCAGTAAATTTTTGAATGGCAGCAGCAACCTTCAAGTAACCTTCATTATTTGGCATATCAAAAGCAAAGGTATAATTGTCCTTATACTTATCAATATTTGGAATTACTACTGGCAAAATGTTACTCTTGCTTCCCTTGAAACTAATAGCACTACGTGGTGGTTCAATACCATTAGTGCTACTTTGAATTACACTACTAGACTCTACAGGCATACATGCAGTTAATGTAGAATGTCTCATACCATGTTTCTTAATGTCTTCACGTAGAGTTTCCCAATCACAATGTAGTGGTTCAGTGATGAATTCATCTACATCTCTCTTATAAGTATCAATTGGCAATACTCCTTGACTAAATTTTGTTCTGTCAAACTTCTCACACTTACCCACTTCTTTTGCCATTTCAACACTAGCCTTGATTAGATAGTAACTAGTCTTTTCCATCCATTTGGCAACAAAGTTTGGAGCATCTTTATCCCAATACTTCAAACCTTCTTTAGCCAATAGAGCAGCCAAGTTACTTACACCTACACCAAGACTACGGCGTTTCTTTGCAAAGTTTTCTGCGGCTGGTACGAAATAATCTTGATGTTCAATCAAAGCATCCAACATTCTGACAATAATATCACAGACACTTTCCATTTCTTCATCATCTTTGATTTCCAACCAATTCAAAGCAGCCAAGATACAAACACCAATTTCTCCGTTTTTATCATTAACATCAGTGATTGGAATTAGTGGATGATTAACTTCAAGACATAGATTACTGGTATCTACTTGATCCAACCAACTACCATGTTCATTTGCGTGATCAACAAACATTGTATAAATACGTCCAGTTTCAAGACGTTCTTTAGCCAATAGTCCCATCAATTCACGAGCAGGTACTTTCTTCTTGAACTTAATGTTCTTGTTAGCTTCAGCCTTTTCATACTTTTCCTTGAATCCTTCCAATCCAAAAGTATTCCATAGTGAAGGACATTCATGGTAACTGAATAGTGTAACATCTTGATTCTTCAAGAACCGTTCAAAGATTAGTTTGTCTAATCCAATACAATAGTCCAACTTACGAACACGGTTATCATCAGTACCTTGATTGTTCTTCAATACAAGAATATCTAGGATGTCATAGTGGAACCATGCAAAATTGACGGTGGCACTACCCCCTCTAATTCCATTTTGGTGACAACTCTTTACAGTAGCTTCAAACGCTTTAGCAAAAGGAATTGGTCCAGTATGCATTACTTCACCGTTACGAATAGGAGCATTTGTAGCACGTAGTCTGGATAGATTCAATCCAATGCCATAACGGCTAGCTGTAGCAAATCCAACTGCACTGTTGTTACTGAAGATACTACGTAGATCATCATCTACAGTGAATAGAGAACAACTAGCATAACTCTTCATTGGAGTTCTTACACCAGCCATAATTGGTGTAGGTAGATTGATTTTATGTTTGCTAAAGTAGTTGTAAGCTTTCTTTACATATTCAAGACGGTTTTCTTTATAGTCTTTAAAGAAAGTCATTGCAATAAGCATATATGCAAATTGTGGTGTTTCATAGATCTGTTTGGTTGATCTATTTTGTACCAAGTACTTATCACACAACTGTTTGATACCAGCATATGTAAAACCAAAGTCACGATCATGTTTTAGATATTCATCCAACTTATCAAATTCTTGTTTGTTATACCATTCTAGAATATCATCATCATAAACCAATGCGTCAATATTAGTTTTTACAAGATCATATAGTTTAGGAGGATTTTTTCCACCCCAAACATTCTTTCTCAACCTATAGTTCAATAGTCTTGATGCAACATATTGATAATTAGGCTTTTCTTCACTAATCAAATTAGAAGCCGCTTCAATCAACATTGTATGGATATCACCAGAAGACATCTTATCAAAAAATGATAGATGTGCATTCATTGCAACTTCTTCAAAACTAACACCCTTAATATCCTCAGTAGCCCATTGTAGAACTTTATTAATTTTGTCTGCGTTAAAACTTTCCAACTTTCCGTTACGTTTTTTAATGTAAATCTCTTTATTCATATAGGTAAAAAATAATTATTTGTTTAATAGAAAAAATTAACTTCAAAAAGGAAATTTTTGAAATTAAATTTTGATGTTTTTTAGTTTAACTTAATATATAAGTTTATTCATCACTGTCTTGATGAGCATTCCACTTGTTGCTCATCATCTTTTTGACCAAGTTTTCTTCTTGGTTCATTTCATTGATGATGCCAATACCCTCACGGCTGTTTTCAGCAAAGATCTGAATATCACCACAACCAGCATTCATTCTGGATGGGAATGTAATACCATCAGGTCCAAACCGATTCTTAATTACGTGGAAACGTGCAGTATTAGCTTGTTTGTCTGACATCTTACGGCTTAGTGACATAACAAAGTCAGCGGTCATAATCTTTCTATAACTATCTGAAATGTTATTTGCCTGAATAATATCTTCATCCATAGCAGCACGGTTACTTTGTGAAGCACTCCAAATAGGAACTTGTAATTCACCAGCTACACCACGTAGTTCTTCATAAATACCACCGGCTTCACTATAACTGTTACTATTACGTTCACTCTGAGAAGGACGTAGAATGTCAGCATAGTCAACAATAATCATATCTACCTTAGTACCAAGAGTCTGAATACGTTCAGCATGTAGTTTCAAACTATGAGCAGATACAGTCTTGATTGGAAAGTACTTAATGATCAATTTACCAGGCACTTCTGCAATCTTCTTCTTAACAATGTCAATGTTGTTACGGATGTTTTGGAAATCAATTCCAGTAAAACAAGCGTCATAACGTAGACCAACATAGTTTTCATTCAATTCCAAAGTATAATGTAATACATTTTTACCTTGACGCATTGCTTCTGCACCCATCTTGGCAAGAACCCAACTCTTACCACTACCAGCACAAGCAGTAATAATTCCAAGTTCACCACCAGCAAGACCACCATCCATGATATTATCTACTTCTGTCCAATTGGTCTTGATAGACTTACGTGCCATCATGCTCATACGTTTGTCAATATCAACCATGTATTCATGACCAATATTACGTTCCATACCAGCCTTCATGGCAAGATCAACTACATGCTTGATTTTGTCATACTGACCACTCTTCAAGTGATCAACACTCTCCATAATAGCATTCTTAATCTTCTGATTCTTACAAAATTCAAGAAACTGTTCTTTGATATACTTCAAATCAGTATCACTGATCTTTTGATAAACCAAACGAAGTTGTTCTACAACTGATTGTTTCAACAAATCATTTTCAATACTATCAACTTTAACCTTAAAGACTGCCAAGGTTGGCAAATCTTTATATTGAAGAAAGTAACTGATTGTTTCTTTAACAATAAATTTATGTGCATCCGTCTCGAAACTATCTGGTTCCAAGATATCACTGATACGCTCAATGAATGTTTTATCTGACACCAGACCACTAATGCATTTGATTTGGAATTCAGATCCGAATTTCTTTAGGTTATCTACGATATATTTCTCACTCATAATTTATTAACTTTCAATAGACTACACTACAAACCCCCAGTTGAAAAGTTCTTTTATAGAACCATTGAATTAATTTTTCCAAACACTTCATTCAACCAGATTTGTGAATTTGGAAAATTGTTTTGCATACAATCTTCAACCAACAATTTACTAAAACCAAATCTATCCAATTTGTTAATTGGCTTTTCAATGATTTCATTAATTCTTAGTTGGCTAAAAGATTGTATTTGAGTGTCATGTAACTGCATCAAATCATAGTTCCGTTGCATTACATGCTTGTTGTCTAATATAGTGTTATATAACTTTAATTTACCCTTCTTACTATCACTATAGTTATATATCTCCTGCAATGTATATTGATGATCTTCTGTAAAAATAGGAAAACACTTAATGATTGTTTTTAGTCCTGCGCCAGAAATACCGTCAATGTTATCACTTGTATCACCTTCCATAATTCTGTAATTAATGAAATTCTTACAACTGATACCATATTCCAATAGAATTTCTGCACAACCATACAATTTCTTTTTAGTTGGACTCCAGATTTTAATTCTGTCACCAGCTAATTGTAAGAAGTCTTTATCCGCACTCATAATGGTAACATTACTATTTTTAAAATATTCTGTTGCCAAATATGCAATTGTGTCATCAGCTTCAATATGATCAATTGCCATAGTTGTTACAGGCAATTTATCTAGATATTGTACAGTTCGTAACAACTGTTTCTTTAAGTTTTTATCTTCTGTATCTGGATCAGATAGATCATCATAAGCTCTGTTGAGCCTAATTTTTGTCTTTCTCCCGCTTTTATATTCTGGATAAATCTTCCGTCTTTTCAGTGAACCCCCTTGTCCATCAGACACAACCACAATCTTTGTAGGATTGATTAGTTTAGCTGCATAACCAATGCTTTTTAAGCACCCTGCAATTCCACCAGTATGATTACCGTTGGTATTGAGGGAGGGGGAGGCCATGAACGCTCTAATAAAAGTGTTCATGAAATCAACAATTAGAACTTCAGAATTGACAGATCTATTCAATCCGCCAACTTTTTCTTCTTGTTTTACATTATCAAATAAAGAAAACAACCTCTTTTTTTCACTGTCAGATAGATTACTCATTCTCAGATGATACACCAGAATCTTCATCCGTGTCAACAACTGCGTCATCAACAATGATGCTATTTGGATCTTTGTATTTCATAACTACAGCGTCACAAATCTTCAAGTAAACTTCTTCACTCAAAGCTTTGTCAGTCTTCATTGTTTCTACAAAGTCCTTGGATTGGAACTTCCATTCACTACCATCATCCTTCTTATAGGTATAATAAGCACCACCTTGTTTTACCAAGTTGTTTTCCTTCAACACTTTGATCCAACTGCCATAATCAGCAATTCCACTATCAAAGTAAATATCAAAAGATGCTTGACGTTGTGGTGGTCCCATACGGTTCTTGACAACTACTGCTTTACATTCATTGCCAATAACTTCTTCACCTTTCTTGAGTTTACCAGTGTTGTTCAAACGAACACGAACTGAACAATGATAAGCAAGTGACTTACCACCACTTACTACATACTTGTCACCAAATGCCATAGCATTTAGATTCTGACGTAATTGGTTAGTAAATACAGTAAGTACTTTTTGACGACCAATCATAGTAGTAATCTTACGCATTGCTTTGCTGATAATAATAGATTTACCAGTAGCAAATCCATCTTTACCGTGATCACTTTCTAGTTCTGCTTTTGTGGAAGCAGCAGCAACAGAGTCAACAATAATTGTAAGAATACGGTCTTTGTTTGACTTACGTACAATTCCAATCATTTGTTCCATCTTTTCAAAAATATCTTCAACGGTTTCACATTGAACATATAGAAGTTTTGATAGATCTACACCAAGACTCTTCCAGAATTCAGGAGCAGCAGCATTTTCAGTGTCAATAACAACTGCAATGCCACCCTTCTTTTGTGTATCTGCTACAACATGAGCAGAAACTAGACTCTTACCAGTACCTTCCAAACCATTGAATTCAACCATCTTTCCAACTGGCAATCCACCGTGAGGACGATTGCTAATAGCTAGATCAAGAATAGAAGAACCTGTACTAATCCAATCACTAATTTCTGCTGGATTTTCTTGCTCATCCAAGAAATATGCAATCTTACCACCATCTTTATTGGCTTTATTCAACTCATTTGCTAGTAATTCAACTAACTCATCTCTTTGAGGAGTATCTTGCGTAACTTGATTTTTCTTTTTCATAAATTTATATAACTAAAATAGGGGTGGCAGTAATATATACTACCACCCCATTACAAACAATTAATTTTAACTGTTAAACAAGTTATCAAAAGCAGCAGTTACATCATCTGTATTTGCTTTGGATGCCTTTGCACTTGGTGATGCGGTACTAGCTTTAGCTGTACTTGGAGCTGGTGCTGTTGCAAATGGAGGAGCGTCATCTTCCACAATTGCGTTGACAGTACCTTCTGTAGCCTGAGCTTCAGGATTCAACCAAGCATCCATTACTGACTTTAGTTCATCATATGAAAACTCTGGAAATAGATCCAAAATATTCACTTGTTGAGCAAGTACATCCTTTTGAGATACGTCAATTGCAATAGTTGCATTTGGCTTGACACGGATAGTAGTTTCTGGGAATGACTTACCAGAATCTTCTGCGGTACGGAATTCTACAACAATGTCACGACCATGGACTGGATCAGTTATATCACCGTAATCAGGATCATTGATGATTGATAGAATCTCTTGGTAGACATTCTTACCAAATCCCCAGAACTTAATTCCTTCACTTTCTTCACCACGAACCAAGATTGGAGCGTATGTACGCATCTTTGGTTCCATCTTACGTCCCAACTGCCAATCTTCCTTGTTTCCGGTCTTCTTCATACGATTTGACCATTCAACAATTGGATCTGGACGGTTGAAGCTATCAGGAGATAGATAAGTCTTGTTGTTGATATTATAATGGAACTTCAACTCAATAAACGGATTATCAGGTTGATACTTGTAGGGAACAATACGTACAACTTGTTTGCCTGGCTTTGGTTTCCAGATTAGTTGAGTTTTGTTGTTTGTGTTTGAAAGTGAGTTCAAACGACTCTTTAGCTTACTTAGGTCTAATGCCATAATTAGTAATTATTTAATAGTTAATTTTTAAGTGTTAATTAATAAGTTTTGTAACTCATTGAGTGACTCACACGAATCACTTGTTCATAACACTACATAACTATGGCACAGGACTTAGAAAAGTTCAATTAATTATATTGAAAATTTTGACGGGAATAATTCTGACGGACACATCACCAGTTAAAATAATTGAGTTTTGGTACAATTCCCAGTTCAATTGAAAGGTTTTATCAAAAACACCACTGTTTTCTTCAGCGATCAACTTATTCATTGCGTTCAATGTATAAATTGTATTGGTTTGTTTTTTTCTATGTACGCTTATTGTATTTGGCAATTTGTTGAATTTATCATCTGTAAGTTCAACATTATAAGTCAGATACAATTCTTTTAAATTTTTTGTATTACTGAATATAAATATTTTTTCATTTAGAATAGTGTAGTTTTGTTTTATCAAATCTACGCAACTCAAATATTCACTGGACGTAGTGAATGTGCAAAGTAATTGTTTTTTCATTTAATTATTAGTTGTTTACCATCTACATACCATAATTTGCCCACTACGTTACCGTTAGAGTCATACCATGTATTTTTCTTTTGATAAAAACCAAATGAATTGGCTTCTTCAAGGGTATACTCTGTTCTTAAAATTTTCTCTACTTCTGCAGCATCTGCTTGTTTTTCTTGTGGTGTTCTGGTGTCTTGTTCTTCACCATCTTTTGGTTTTTCATCAGTTTTAGCGGCAGGTGACTCTGGAGCTTTTGGTTGATCTGGAGTTGGTTTTTGTTCTGGTTCTGCTTTTGGTTTTTCTTGAGTAGTTGGATCATCTGCAAAAACATTTGGATCACCTTTGGTTGGATTTTTCTCAAAGTGAGTTCCCTTTGCAATTGCTTTTTGTTTATATTCCGGTGTTGGAAAGGTTACAAGAATACCATTTTTGTTGTATGCTTGACGTTCAGGAAATTTTCCTTCTACAACGTTATTTAGATAATCAGTCACCGTTTCTACTGACATACCTACTTCCAATAGATTACCTCTCAAGATTTCAATGTGTTCTTGTTTGGTGATATCAAATACACCATCTTCAATAGATATGTCTCTGCTTGATTTGTCTAATGCTTCAAAAATTAATTTCTTAATGTTCATATTAAAATACTTTATCTTGTGGTATTGCGGTTTTATTTACTTCAGCTTTGAATGTAAAACTACTTTGACTGTCATTTCTTAGTTCTACTAATGAATAATAAGGAACTACTTCATCATCAATTATCTGTAATTCAAATATAAGATATAAATAAATAATAAAATAATTTCCATCCTTACTCTTTTTTATTTCAATTTTACCAACTTTAAAATCACCACCTTTTTGTTCTGCTATACTTGAAATTGAATATTCTTTCTTCTTACCCAATCTTTGAATCTTTTTTCCGTCATATTTAATCAACGGAAGACCATCATTCTTACCAAATATAGCTTCAGCAGATATTTGTGAGGAAATGTTTATAAATTCATCTTTGATCTTCTTTTGATCACTTAAACTGCTTCCTTGACTCATTACTTTATCCAATATCTTTTCAAAAAATTCAAATGCAAGAATATTAGAATTGAAATAAATGACTGGTTTGAATGCATCTCTATCAATCAAAGTTATTGGTTCACAGGTAACTTTTTTTGTAACGCATTTACTATTTTTTAATGGTACAAAGTATGTATTCCAAATATTATTGATATTATTCTTAATACCTGTTATAGTAGATTCATCAATATCTTGTACATCAGTTACAAATATTTTATTGTTATCTAGTTGTTTTGATTTTTGAATTATTCTACCAATTAAGCTTTCATAATTGATTTTTCTAACTTCTCTAACCAAAACTGCGGTATTTGTATAAAAACTATGAGTTACTTTGATTGGTTCATCTTTTCCTTCATTTGTTGTTTCTATTTCTTTTCTTAAATTTTCTTCTGCATTTACCAATGGAAAATACTTTGTTTTAATAGCTTGCATTTCATCTTTAAATCCTAATACAATAGAACCAAATACTTTGGTGGTAACTTTTTTCAAATTACCAGCAAATTCACTCATTGTATCAGCTAATGATTTTGGTATATTACCAACTGCGGTAACTAGTTTTGTTAAACTAGATTTCAACGCATTCATAAACTCCACTTCAGTCAACAATTGTTTGTCAACATAAATGTCTTGAAAAATCTCAGCAATATAAGATTCATTGATTTGAAGGAAATCATCAGGAGTTAATGCTTGTGGATGTCTTATACTTGGTGATGCGGATGAAGTATCCCCCAACATTGGTCTTAACAATGTTAATATTCTACCAGCTCTACCTTTACCAGCCTTTAAAGAAACTATTGCAAATCTCTTACTGGTTTCTTTGTTTTTATTATCCAAAATAACACACAAACTTTGTTCTTTGCCTGTACTACCTACTTTATTGCTTTTTAACGCAGAATAAACTTCATCTGGTGTACATCCATACAATAATACAGCATCACCAGTATTTTCTTTGGACTTATCTTTGCTCTTGTATTGACTTAAATTAAATGCATCATAAAACTTAGTTATGTCTTTGTTGATAAATCCACTTGGTTTTGTACCAGTAACTTCTTCTAATGATGTTCCTGAATTTCTGCCTGAAATAGAATCATAGTAGTTTTTGTATGCCAAATAACCTTTATACAATTCATTCTTCTCAAGACTCAGTTTCATCAATGGATCTTTTGAAATCTCATTTACTTTGAGTCCAATCTTTTGATCCAATTGAATCCACGTTTGAACTTTTCTTAATGCATCAATATGATAATTACCACTGTCACCAAAAATGACATACAACGGCCATGTTTCTTTAATCTTAGTATCTAGTGGTGTGTCAATCTTTTCAAAATTTGCAACCACTTCATCAAGCAAGTCTAATAAATCCTTTGGTAAAGGTAATAAAGCTGCTTTTGGTGTCTTTGGTTTTGCTTCTTCAATACTATCCATATAGGATAAATATTTAGAAAAACAAAAGAACTCCAATCTTTTTAGATATCTACCACTGTCATCTCATTATAATTGCGTCCAATATAACATTTTACAGGAAATTGATTGTTTGACATCAATCTTTTCAATTCCACCAAAGTTTCTTTTTTGTCACCTTTATGACAATCAAACAACACACTGTCATAAGTATACAGTATAGCCTTGGTTTGTTTTTTGTTACACTCAAGATATTCATTGACCCTCACCAATGACTGCATTCCAAACTCTGTTTCACTGGCTTGTAAGATATAATTGAACAATTTATTTGGATTTGGTTCATTTATATGGTTTGTAGTAATCCTTCTTTTATAGATTGGTGTTTCTACATAACCATTTTCATTGAAAAACTTCCATCTATGAGCAATGTAATCACTCATTTTCTTATAATAAGGTACCTCCAACAATTCAGATGGAATATTACCATACATACATTGAAATGTAAGATTCTTTGAAGCTTTGATTTCATCTTCTGTTAGACTGTCCTTACCATAATACAATCTTCCAAGATACTCATAAGCATTTGGAGGAAGGTTATAATTGATCAACTTTGCAACTATGTGGGGGTGGTAGGCACTATAATCAATCATGAACAACATACCATCATCACCATATCTACTGATAAATGATGATCTACACCCGTTTTCTTTGTTTAGAGCACTATAGTTTACGTTACCAAACCTATTACTAGGTCTTCCTGTTGCGGTATATAGGTTATATTGTGTATAAACATAACCATCCTTATCTTTGACCGTTTTGTTCTCAAAATGCCTATTAAACAATTCTACGTCAACTTTTAATCCATTGTGTTCAAGAATTCTAAGATTTTCAGTAATAGTTCCGTTAATACTATAAAAACTATCATCCAACTTCAACATTTGGACTCTTTTAAGCATTTCACTATACATCTTCTCAAACTTCTCTAAATGTTTCACAATAGGAATACATTTATTCAAATCACTATAACACATAAACTTGTGTTTATAAAATGAATGAGCAGTTGTATCAAAGCCAGTATAATCATCTATCTTACCGTCTGTAATAAAAAACAAGATGTTAATATCATACAAGTTCTGTACTGGCATCAGATGCATGAACTTCTTTTTATCATAAATCCACTTTTTTCCTTTGAGTTTATTGAAGTCTTCAATCAATGTGGTTTTATCCACACAAAATCTTGAGTCTGGATGATCTACAGAAATTATATAAGTGTGTTTACTTTTGATTGCATAGATCATCAATAAACACGGTTCATCTGCACATGGATGAAAGCATTCATCATTTTGAATGCAATCCATGATTAAATCACTGTTCCAATTATCTTGTAAAAAGTTTTTGTAACTCTCAGTGTCTTTGATGACCATACCGCAAGTATATCCACAATGTATATGGTGTCAATTTTATACTTATTATTTATAAAATTCAAGTGGATCTTTTAAAACTCCTGATAATCCAGACATTGATTTTTCTGCATTTTTAATTGCAGTCAGATTATCTTCTTTAACACCACTGTATATTTTAACTTTGTTTTGATAAACATCAGTCTTTGATCCTGTTATTCTCCATGTCAAACTGAGTTTATAATATAGTCCGTTTATAATGGTATTAAAAGAATCACCTGACACTTCATATATTGTTCCGTCATTAACTTTTTTTGCAAAATATCTAATTACATAACCTCTAGTATAATCATCAGCAGTAGGATCTGCTTTTGTATATACAGGATAATCTCCTTGTATTACATCAAAATATAGTCCTCTAGTATCATCAACGTATGTTTTCATTATTTACCTTTTAAGTTATAAGCAGGTCTTAATTGTGCTTTTAATCTTGTTTCCCATGTATTTTCATTGATAACATGAGTCACATTCATTACTTGAAACACTACCACATCATCATTAAATGGAGGCGGTAAGTTTGTAATTCTGAAAAATTCGAATGTCTTGATTCCAGAAATACCCATCAAACTTAGTTCAATTTCCACATTTCTTAAAGGAGCATTGTATATGTTTGTATTTTTTTCAACGTCACCATCATTTAACATATACAATACAAGTTCTTCAAATGGCATTATTATATCAACAATGTCATATGTATCATAATCAGTTGATCCGCCTGTTCTTTGTACTGCAGCAGTTGTATCAAACAAAGTAACTTGTAAAAACGGAACAGTCTCATCTTTTCCAGATTTCTTACCATCTTTTCCTATCAATTTAAAAAAATAGTTTATTGCTTCATAACCTAATGATGCAGGAGAACCTGTGTTTTTTGGTGGAGCAACTGTTGTTGGTTGTGCTTTTGCTTTTAAAATTCTATCATTATAAACCACAGCTGGTTTGTTACTATTTGAGTTATTCAATTTATTACTATAATCTAATAATTGATTTGACGTAACATAATCATATGCACCAGCTTTAAAAATAATTTGATTAGCTTGAGCATTTGATAAATTGGTTGTGAAATTCAATTTTTTGATTATTGAATTGTTTGTCATATACTCAAATTTATAAATTGGATAATCAAATCCTTTGTTTGGTGGACCTTTTTCATCTACAATTTTTAATGTAGATTTTCCATTTATAACAGGAGCGTCAACAACGGATAATTCCCAGAAATTACAACTAGCTTCATTTATTTCTTTACATATTCTGTCATACACTTCTTTTAAATTTTTATAATTTCTATCTAAGAGAACATTTTTTAAAAATTCCAAATTTATATAAACGTTTTTTAAATATCCTCGTTTCAAATTGTCAGATACTCTTGTACCGCCAAATGTTGGATCTGTTGCTGGTATAGAAGTATTTTGTCTACTGTTTGTTCTTCCCCAATTATTTAATATGTAATCTAAGTCTTGTCTATGTATTTCACTTAAAGCAC